GATAGCTCAGCGGTAGAGCTCTCGACTGTTAATCGAGTGGCCGTAGGTTCGAATCCTACTCAGGGAGCCATTTTTAAGCCGCATAAACCCTCGCTTTTTCGCTGAGATTGGCCGGTGGCAACGCCCCGCCATTATTACACATATTATGACACGCGTTATGACATTCGCCGTCTGTTCTCGCGAGATTGGCGGACCGTTTCACGACACGCGAATCGGGGTAAAGTCGAGTGCCGTCACTCGACATCGGGTTCGGCCTGGGCGTCGCCGATCGCGCCTACCAGCGTTGTGATGTGCTCGCGGCGGCGGGCGGCGATGCGCAGCGCCTTCTCCCGGCTGGCCTTGTTGTAGATCCCGGTGACGTTGAGCGTCTTGTGACCGCTGACGGCGCGGACATCGACCTCGCCGCTATCACCGAGCTCGGTGATGCCGCCATGGCGGAAGCTGGTGAACTTCAGTTCGTCTGGCAGCCCCGCCTTCTTGCGGATGCGCCGATGAAGCTTGTTCATGTAATCCTTGGTGTAGGCCGCACCGGTGCGCTCGTCGCGGACGATCAGATCGTCGTCGGCGCCACGCGTCAGACCCCCGAGGACAGCCTCGAGTTCGGGATAGAGCACGACGAGTTCACCATCGATGCGATCGACGATCGGGATATCGACGACGTTGCCGGTCTTGGACTGGATCAGGCCGATGCTCTCGCCTGGCCGGTACCCGCCCCAGCGCACGCCGCGGACGTAGCCGTCCGGATCCTCGAACCCGAAGGCGTCGTACACGCGCTGGCATCCTTCGAAGAGGATCGCGGCGGCGGCGGCCATGCTGTGCTTGCCCATCTCCGCGGCGGCGAGCTTGTACGCCTCGTATTCGGCGCGCGTGGATGCCCGATTGCCCCGCCCTGCCCCGCTGCTGCTCTTGATCCCCATGCCGGAGAACGGGTTTTCCTTCACACCAGTCGCCTTGTGGTGGCGGGATGCCTGATTCCAGACCAGTCGGCACACCTGCATCATGTAGGAGCTCTGACGCTCCCCGTGCTTCTCCTTGGCCTTCTTGTAGAGGGCGTCGGAGGCGGTCGCATCGATCAGCTTGGCCTGGCGGGTGCCGAAGCGGCCGACCTTCATCTCGATCGCGACGACCATGTCCATCGCCAGCTTGTAGCCGGTGCGCGTGACGTGCCGCAGTTCGGTGAACTTGTCGGTCCCGCGGTACCAGTCGAACAGCCACTGTACTGATCCGGGCACGAGCTTCGACTGGCTGCCATCGCGCCACTCCTTGAAGGCCGCGTTGATCGCGTTCGCCTTCGTGATCGCCGTAGCGACGTCGGTGCCAAGCGGGGTCGACTGCACCGGGCAAGAGTGCCCGTGCCGCAGCGCCGGCGGCTTCGCCCACTGCGGGCGCACCCAGAAATACCCGGTCACCTTGCCCGCAAGCTTATGCTTCTGGACATAGGACGGGAGGCGGACATTAGCCAAAGTCGAGATCCTCTTCGACGCTCGACGAGAACATCTCGGTCAGCGCAGCATCAAGATCGGAACGCAGCGCCAGCATCGCGCCCCGCGGACCGCGCGCGCGGAAGTTGACCTTACCGCCCCGCTCCCACGCGCGCAGCTGCACCTCGGCGACCCCGGTGTACGCCAGCGCCAGGTCGCGGCTCATCGCGGCGGGCCAGTCCGGCATCCGATCGATAGCGAGCGCGCTACCCACGGGCCTCTCCATCAGAAAGAGCGAGGGGGCTGACAGAACGCCAGCTCGGTCGCGAATATCTCGCCCCCGAAAGCCGCCGACAACGCTTCGACGATCTGCTGGGCGAGCGGAACCGGTACTACGGCTAGCGCTACGCCGCTCATGCCTCTCAGCCGCAGAGCGGGCGAACATCCTCGCCAAGGAGAACCTGAAGCGCGAGATGGCGATCCGTGCCGTGACCGCGGCCATGCTCGACCAGGCGATCGCGCAGGAGAATATCGACAAGACGCGATCACAGGGACCGGGTCAGCGCGGCGAGTTGGGCACATTGGCGCTGACGGAATCGAGCGGTCGCGTGGCTGGGCTGCAAAGTCAGCTTCAGGCCAACCAAAAGGCCATCGACGCAGCGAAGCGCAACCTGATGGGTACGCGTATCGACCTTGCGACTGATGCGGCTGCGCGCGCGGCTGACCCGATGGCCCGGATCAAGAAGCAGTACGACGATCAGGCCATGGCCGCGCGCAACGCTGCGCGTGCCCGGATCAAGGCCGGTCAGGACGTCGATGGCGCGCTGACACGCGAGCTCGCTACGATCGAGCGCAACCGCGCGGCTGCCGTAAAAGCCGAACAGGACAAGCAGAAGGCGGCAGGTGAAACTTCCCGCCAGTATGGGCGCGAGGTTACGTCTCGCGAGGCCTCGGCTATCGCCCGCGCCGCTGGACTCCAGGTCAACAGCGCCGATCGCAGCACCGCACGGCAGCAGCAGCTATACGACGCCTGGATCGCGCAGGGTAAGCCGAAGGAGAACCCGGTCGCAAAGCCGGGCACCAGCGCGCACGAGCGTGGCAACGCCCTCGATATCCAGTTCCAGGCGGGCGTCACCGCGAAGAAGATCAAAGATGCTTTCGCCGCTGAGGGCGTGCGCCTGACCAAGGTGTTCGCCGAGACCGGCCACTGGCATGTTGAGTGGGCGCGCACCGCTGCACAGCGGACGGCATCGGCTGACGCAGCGAAGGATGCTCGGGATCTTGCCAAGGCGAACAAGGAACTGGACGACGATCTCGACGAGGTCGTGAAGCAGTTCGATCCGGCGCGGCAGGCGGCCGACGAATACGCGACCTCCCTCGCCAAGATCGCCGCGCTTCAGGCGAAGGGCAAACTCACCCTTGGTCAGGCATCAGGCTACAAGATGGAGCTATTCCATCAGGAGCAGAAGCGTCGTGCGGACGCCGAAGTGGCGCAGTTCAAGGTGCTATTCGGCACCGACGATCCGCTTGCTGAGACCATGGGGCAGATTCAGATCCAGCGCGACGCGGAGGTTCAGTCCCGATCGGACGATTACGACAAGCGCAAGGATGGTATCCGCGATCTCGCCAGCTACTACCGCGACGCGATGACCGGCGGGACGAAGTCGATCATGGATATGTTCCGCCAGCGCGGGCTCGATGCGATCTCCGAGATGCTCGCAAAGTGGACGATCGGGAAAATCGGATCGTCCGGCTCGGGTCTTCTCGGGTCGCTGACCAAGCTGTTCGGGGGCGGGTCCGCCTTGCTTGCAGGCGGTTCGTCATCGTTCGCGGGCGCGGACCTTAACGTCGGCACGCTCAGCGCTGGCGGCGGGCCCTATCTCCCGAAACTCGCGGCGGGCACCGAATATTGGTCAGGCGGTACCGCGCTGATCGGCGAGCACGGACCCGAACGGGCTTGGCTGCCCAAGGGGACGCGCGTCAGTTCGGCCAGCGCGACACGTCGCATGGATGGCGGTGGCGGCACTGGGTCGCGCGTGAAGGTAGATATCAGCCTGAACGACCCGATGTTCACGGCGCGAGTCTCAAATGCTGCCGACCAGCGCATCGGCGCAGCCGCTCCCGGCATTGCGGCGGGCGGCGCGCAGTTGGGCCGCATGGAAATGGGCAAGGCGCGTCGTCGGACGCTCGGGAGGCGCGGTTGACCATCTACCTCCCTAACAAGCCGTTGCCGAAGTCCGCAGCCCCTGCTCCCGTCGTGTTTGGCGGCTGGCAGACCCCGCCCACCGGGGGTGTCGAGCAGTGGCTCGGCTTCATGGGGTCGCGGATGTCGATGACGATTCAGACCCCCAACCTGCTCCCCGAGCCAGACGGGCGACTGTGGACCGCTGCGCTCATGGACGCCTGGATGACCGGTGAGACGGTAACGTGCCGCTTCCCTCAGCCAGGTTTCTACCCCGGCCCGGTTGGGCAGGTCCTTGTCGACGGCGTGGATCAGGCCGGAATGCTACTGAAAATTCGCGCCGCGACCCCGAACTATGCATTCCGGCGCCGTCAGTTCTTCTCGATTATCCACGCGGGACGCCGCTATCTGCATTACGTGCGCCAAGAGACTTCGGTCGCCTCCGACGGAACAGCAACGATCCCGATCGGGCCGATGCTTCGGATCGATCCCGCCGACGGCGACGTCTGTGAGTTCGCCGTACCCATGATCGAGGGGAAGCTATCCGGTGACGCCGGCGGGTGGACGATGATTCCGGCGCGTGTGCAGGGCTTGTCCTTCACGATCACCGAGATCGCCTGATGTCGCATCTATCGCCCGCGCTCGATGCTGCCCTTCAGCAGGACCGGGCGACAATCTTTGGGGCGATCCGCATGGACCTGCCGGGCCGAACCGTTCGCCTCTTAGTGGGATCCGGTGTCGTGAAGTTCGCCGTCGACGGCGTGATCGACACGTTCAGCGGACGCGACGAGGTGATCGGCGTGTTCTCGGCGATCGATACGCTGACCGACGGCATGGGCGATGAAGCACCCGCTCTGTCGCTAACCTTCATTCCGGCGAGCGATGCGGCTGCCGCGCAGTTGGCGTCGGTCACGATGCAGGGCTCGCCGGTCCGGCTCTGGCTGGGCGCGATCGACGTGCTGACCGGGCAGGTTCTCGGCGATCCGCTTTTGCTGTTCAACGGGCTGCTCGACGTCGCAACGCTGAATGTAAAAACCAACGGCAGGACGGTCGATTACGAAGTGAGCTCGATCTTCGAAGACTTCTTCCTATCCGACGACGGCGCCCGACTGACCGATACCTTCCACCAATATCTATGGCCGAATGAGTTGGGATGCGCCTTCGTCACCTACGTCGCGCAGCAGATATACTGGGGCACTTCTAGCCCGGATGGGATCAAACGATGAGCGATATCATGGTCCGCCGCGTGGCGGCCGCGCAAGCGACCGTCGACGAGTTTCTCGGCAAGCCGTTCCAGTGGGGGCGCAGCGACTGCGCTCGTATGATCGCCGCCCATCTTCGCCGTTTCGGCTACAAGGTGCAGGTCCCGTCGAAGGGCAGCTACGGCACGCCGAAGTCCGCCCTAAAGGCCCTTCGCGACCGCGGTTTTGAAAGCATGGCGGACGCGATCGATGCCGTTGGCCTGGAGCGCATCGCGCCGGCAGCGGCCGTCGCTGGCGATATTGTTTGTGGAGCTTCCGGCGACCCCTTTGGCGCGCTTGGCGTGAAGCTCAGCAACGGTCGACTGCTAGGGTACCATGAGCAAGCCACGGGCGCCGCGGTACTTCAGGAAATCGGGATGGAGATAGCTTGGCGAGTCACCCCTTTGCCGGGGCGCAATCGGCAACCTGCTTCGCTGGCATCCACGAGCGAACATGCGTCCCGGTCGGTGTCCGATGGAGATCGAGCCGCGCCCCCGGCACGCCGTAGAAAGCTCCGGTCTTCATCCAAATCAGCATGACGTCGTCTGGTCTGTCCGCCTGCTTATAAACTTGAGGTGGCGCGCCGGCGTCCATGGTCACCAAACAGCGTTCGACATCCTCCAGCTTCGCTCCGGTTTCGTATTCCGCGGTCACTCGCCGATCCTCAAATTTACCGATCGGCCCGACCGATGCGGCCGCGAGCATCATCCAAATTGCAAACATGAACGCCTCCAGTTGCGGAAGGTATTTCCCATGTCGAAGTTCCTGGCAACAGCGGCGTTGGTCGTTGGCGGTATCGCCCTCGCGGCGACCGGCGTTGGCGCGGTCGCCTCCATTGGCGCATTTGGCGCAGTGGCGGCGCAATCTGCTGCAACGGTAGCGTTTCTCGCGACGGCATCCACCGTAGCGACGGTGGCAGGTTTCGCGGCTGCAGCGTTAATGGCGGCAAGCGCGCTGACGGCTCCGAAGGCCAGCGGCGGTGGCTCACCGGATCAGTGGAAAGCCGATCCGAACGCCGGAATCGATATCGTGCTCGGCGAAGCATATAGCGGCGGGCACATTATCTACCGCCAGGCGTACGGGTCGAAGAACAAGTTTCAGTCGGTCGTCACCGAGTGGTCGATCGGCCCGGTTCAATCGATCGACACGCTCTACGTCGACCAGATCGCGCGTTCGAAATCGGGTGACGCGGTCGCGATCGGCGCGCGAGCGTACATGCATGAGGCCCGGCAGCTGGGACTGTGTCCCGAACCGGCGGCGCTGACCCTCAGCACAGGTATGCCGTTCGGCTGGACCTCGCAGCACAAGCTTTCGGGCAAGGCCGCGACTATCGCCACCTTCGAGTACGACGCTGACGGCAAGAACACTTTCACGTCGATGCCGACCTGCGGATGGCGCGGTAAAGGTGTGCTTTGCTATGACATGCGCAAGGATAGCACTTACCCCGGTGGTTCAGGGCCGCAGCGCGCCAACGACCAGAGCACATGGGCGTGGAGCGATAATCCCTACATCGTCGGCGTAACCTGGTGCCTCGGCTGGAGGCAGAACGGCAAGCTGGTCGCCGGTGTCGGATTGCCAGCATCCGGGCTGATCCTCGAGCAGTGGGCGGAAGCGGCCAGCATCGCCGAGATCAACGGTTGGCGGGTCGGTGGCGTGAAATCGACGACCGATGACAAGTGGGACGTGCTGAAGGACATTCTGCAGGCAGGCGCGGGCGAGCCGCTCCGTCTGGGGGCGATGCTGGGATGCATCATATCTGCACCGCGGGTCAGTTTGGCGACGGTCGACCGCGATTCCCTAGCGCAAGGCGACATAACGGTCGTCGCGATGCAGGCGCGGCGCGACCGGATCAACGCTCTGGTCCCCCGCTATTGGTCCGAGGAACAGGGGACGGACACCGAAACCGGTACCACAACCACGACATGGGCAGAGGTCGCCGCAGAACCGATCATCGTCGCCGAATACGTGGCGGCTGATCGGCGCCAGGTCCGTAAGGAGGCAAGCTACCCGCTTGTTCAGTCTTTCGTGGGCGAAGAACCACACCAGGTCGGTACGCTGGCGCGCTACGACATCGAGAACGCGCGCGAGTTCGGGCCGATCACGCTACCGCTCAAGATCCGGTGGATGGGCTACAAACCGGGTGACGTCGTTACCCTGGACCTGCCCGAGGCAGGCTTGCTCGGCCAACCTGTGATGATCCTGACCCGATCGCTCGACGCGGGCAGCGGCATCGTAACCATTACGGCTCGGTCTGAGACTACAGCCAAGCATGCTTTCGCTCTTGCGCAGACTGCTGTGCCGCCAACGTCGCCAGGCCTCCCGGCCAATTTATGGGCGCCAGACGTCGCGCCGCGCGCGGCGTACCGGATCGTCAGCCAGACCGTCCCCTACCCAGTGACCAGTGACGACGACAGCATTTCGATCACCGCGTTCTCGGCGGTGTTGGACGATGGCCGCGCGATTGCGTTCTCGGCGGGGACCATCGGGAGTCTCACCGGCGGGACGGAATACGTGGTGCTGTGGAGTCTGACGAGTTCGACCTATTCGGCGGCCCTCTCGCCGGCGATCGACGCGCTGGCATCGTCTGACAACGTGCTCATTCGATACGTCACCACGCAGAACGTCGACGGCACCTATCCTCCTGCGCCGACCGCGCCGGGCGGCGATGGCGGCGGTGGCGGCGGTGGCCGCTACGACAACAACATGGAGGCCGTGTGACCATGGACCCCACGCTGTCCACCTACCAGCGCATCTATGTTCAGCTGAAGCGCGGCGACGGCGGCAAGGTGCGTATGGTCTTCTCTCGACTGAAGCCGGAGAGCGGCGGCGCGATGGTGGCCTTGCTGTCCCGAGGGTCGATCCTGAGCGACGGCATGGAGGTGCAACTGGTCAGCGACCCTTCTGCCGATCCTGCGCTGCGGGGGAAGGACGGCACGAATGGCACCAACGGCACGAACGGACGGGACGGCGTAGACGGGAAGAACGGCGTCGACGGCAAGGCCGGTACCAACGGCATCGATGGGCAGTCCGCTTACGACATCGCCCGGTCGCTCGGGTACGGCGGGACCAAGACCCAGTTTATCGCCTCGCTCGTCGGCGCCGGTGGCAAGGATGGCAAGGACGGAGCGAACGGGACGGACGGCAGGAATGCTTCGGCCCTACTCGGCACGGTCAACCTGGCGCAGACGGCTACCGTGGCGATCAGCGCGGGTACCCGTCGCCTTCCCCTCACCATCCCGGCCGGATGGGGCGTAGTTGCCGGTGACGCCCTGATGGCCCTGCCCTCCGCTACGATCGCTGGATACGCCATCCACGACGTCGTCGCCGTTTCCCAGACATCGATCTCGGTCGGCTTCACTGCCCCGCTGCTCGCCATAGGCGCCAGCTTCACGATCCCGCTGCGGATCGCGCGCCTAAACCCCTAACCCCTGGAGTCCCCCATGGCAGATACTGCAGCACGCCTCGCGATCTCCGCGCGGCGCAACGAAGCCGCACGCTTCACGATCGCCGTTACGGGCATTGATATGACCGGCGTCGCTATGGCGATGCAGATCCGTCTTGGTCGTGACGTCCCCGGCGCACCGCTGATCGCGCTTGCGACTGTCACCACGCTCGCGGCCGAGGGCCTCAAGCTGGACGGCGTCACCGTCACGAATGGCATCCCGACCAGCATCATCAAGGGGCGTATCAACGCGTCGACGATGACCGATGCGACCAAGGTCCCGTACGCCGGGGAGATGGGTGACAATACCACCCTCGCCTATGCGATGCAGTGGACGTTAAACGGGGACGCTCAGACCCGGCTATACGGTGACTTCGTCGTGATTGGATCCGCGTTCGGTTCCGACAACGCGCCGACCAACCGCCCCGCGAGCTATGGCGCGCCATCGAGCGCGGGCGGGGCGACTGGCGGGACACTCACGTTCGGTGATCAGGTTGTAAGCGTCACAATCAGCGATGCAGATGTGGTCGGGAGACTCGTCGACGTTGCCACTAATTCCGAGCGGGAGGCGAAACAGTACGCTCAAGCCGCGGCCGATTCGGCGAACCAGGTTTCGGGGTTGGCGGACAAAACGAACGCAGCATATGCTGCCTTGCAGCGCACGACGATCGCCAATCTCGGGAAATCCGGCACACCGATCAACGGCGACGCGGGCGGGGATCAGACATGGGCGATATTCGAGCCCGTACCAGCTTGCGGGCCCGGCAGTGATATCGGCGGCATCGAAGTTTTCGCGAGAGCGGCTGGCCCCTTAATTGTTCGCGTTTTTGATCTGGTCGATAATACACTTACGGCAGCGGCCGAAGTTACCGTGACGATGGCGCAGGGGCTGAACACGTTCGCCGCAACCGATTTCGCTGCGATAGGCGTGGAGGCCGGTCAGTACATCGGGTGGTATGCATCCGACAGAGTGGCTCTGATAAATACGTTTGGCGCGGATAAGTATTTCAGCGGGCCATACCTGCAGAACAGCACAACGTTCACGAGATCGAACCCGTTGACGAATTATACATTCCAGATCCGGTTCACACTTCGCCTGAAAACGCTGATCGATTTGTCATCGCTCGGTGGCGGGGCGGATCGTAGTGGCGGTGTTTTCCGTTACAAAATCAGCCTACTCATCAGCACTGGTCAATCTCTCTCGCAGGGTTCGACGCCGGTTTTCTCGATCACGACAGCGCAGGAGTTCGACAACGTCGGCTTCCCGGCGAAGACAGCTGATCCCACGGCATTTCTACCGCTGACCACTGGGAACTGCGGTGTGCCGGGGCGCGGCGAAGCTCCTATTTTCGGGACGCTTGGTCATACGAAAGAGTTGATCCTAGAAGAGAACGGCTTGACCTATCAGGTCAACGATTTCGTTTTGGCCGGCGTCACCAACGGGCAGGATGGCGGGGCGTTTTCCACGATCAAAAAGGGCACCGTCCCTTATAATAATGGCTTGTCGCAGGTCGAGGCAGGCAAGGTGATCGCCGACGCAGCTGGCGCAACATTCGGTGTTCCAGCCACATTGCTCACGCATGGCGAAACCGACGAGTTGAACGGCATGATAACGTCGGTCTACTCTGGGGGACTAAAGCAATTTGCCGATGACAGTGCGGCGGACATACGTCAGCGGACAGGGCAGTATCGCGATCCGATCTTGCTGCTCGGCCAGATGAATTCCCAATACACCCGCCAGATACCGCTCGCGCAGCTTCAAGCGGCGAACGAACACCCGCTCATATATCTAGCAGGTCCAAGCTATCAATTTTCGTACGGCGACTCACAGCACCGAGACTCCGAGGGTCAGAAGAATTACGGCGGCTTACTGGGCCTCGTTTTCAAGCGGATCGACGTGGATGGCATTGCTTGGGAGCCGTTGCAGCCGGTTTCTCACTCGATCTTTGGCAACGCAATCGATGTGGTATTCAACAAGGATGGCCTGACGATCGATACCGCGCTGATGCCTGCCCAAGAAAACTACGGCTTTACGCTGGCGGGTGCTAACGGCGCGAAGATCGACGGCGCGATTGCTAACGTACAGCGGATCGACAGCCGGCGCATTCGCATTACGCTCTCCAATGCGCCGACGCTCGGTCAAAAGCTGCGTTACGGTTTCGACACCATGACAGGACGTACTGACGCCTTCATTGGGGGGGGCGGGAATATCCGCGATAATCAGGGCGACCGGATCAAGTACCGTGGCCTTCCGGTGCACAACTGGCTGGTCGTGTTTGAACGCGCCTTGTGATCCGCACCTGTCCGTAGCGCTAGGCCGCCCGCCCGGCCTTCTCTCATCCCCAGCCTGTAGCGTGGAGAGCATAATGAACAACAGCAGCTTCGCGGCCCAAGCGGTCGCGGAAGGACCGCAGACGCTTGCCCCGCCCAGTTTCAACGGCATGGGTTGGCTCGTCGTTATCAACCTCGCCGTCATGACGATCTGGATCGGTGCGGGCGAGATTGCACGCCGGGAGCATCGCTGGATCCTCGACGCGCCAGTGTCGAGCATGACTCTCGCGGTCGCGGCCGGGATCGTCATCAGTCGCCATCCCGAGCCGCTGAGCGCGCTCATGTACGGGGGCGGTGTCGGTGTTCTCGGCGAGGGCGTCTTCAAGATCGCGGAACAGTACATCGACAAGTTCAAGGCCGTGACGGGCATCGGGAACAAGTCAGCGAGCTAACGGCTCGCCCCCAGGGTCAACCAAGAGCGAGCCGGCCAGTCACTTTCCGGGCACCTGGCTGCACGAAAACGCAAAAGCACTCGTGAGGTTCACTGGTAACGGCCCGCCCCCGGCGAAATCCGAGGACGGGCCGACCAGCGCATGTTGGGGTTACGCCAGCCGAATAGATACGCTCCCACAATGCGGATCGCTTCACATAGGAAAAAACGAACGGTCATACCCGGCCGGAGGTGACCACTGGCGCACCGGGGTTCAAAAAAAACGGCCCGCCCAAAGGTCAAGAAGGGCGAGCCGACCGGATACGCGCATTCGGGAGGATTACGTCCCGGTACTCGAGATACGAACACACGGGCGTTACGGCTTCACGACAATAACGGCCCGCCTCAAGCGCCCGTGTGAAGCGCGAAGCGGGCCGGCCGAGCGGGTGACTGCCCGACAGCACCTCAACGCTTCCAGCCGGCCTTGTTCCCGCAGCGGCCAGCCTATCCGAAAAACTGCTGAGAAAAACGGATAGGCTGACCGCCTCTGTAGCTCGCGTAACGAGCCTCGCGACGGGTCGGCAAGGGAGCAAACCGCGCCGCGGACGAACAGGTACGAAACCCTGACGTAAAAGACTCATTTTAGGAAGGAAGCGACAATGACGACGGCATCAAAGCCGGCGACTGCCTCTGAGTGCCCTGCGCACGGACTGTCGTCTCCGGACAAATTCTTCGCGTCGATTCGCCCGCTGTTCGGGACGATGACGAAGGCGCAGGTCGAGGGCATCCAGGCCAAGCTCACCGCGTTTGCCGCGCAGGCGTCGCCCCTGGCGTATGTCGCGTACGGGCTCGCCACCTCGTTTCACGAAACCGCCCAGCGCATGCAGCCGATTCCAGAGATCGGACGCGGCCGAAACTATCCATATGGCAAGCCGGGAAAGCATGGCGGCCAGATTGCGTACGGTCGGGGCGATGTCCAGCTGACGTGGGACTATAACTACGACCGCGCCGACGACGAACTCGGGCTGAAGGGCGCGCTGACGTCGAACTATGACCGCGCGCTGGAAACCGGGATCTCCGCGCAGATCATGGTCCTCGGCATGACGGAAGGCTGGTTCACCGGAAAGCGTTTCGCGAGCTACCTGCCCGCGAAGGGGCCAGCGACCATGGTCCAGTTCACCTCTGCTCGCCGCATCATCAACGGGATCGACCGCGCCGAGAAGGTCGCGGGGTTTGCCGTGGCATTCCAAGCTGCTTTGGTCGCTGGACAGTGGCGGTATGCAAACGGCTAAGCGCGGGGTCGATTATCCCAGTCGCGCTGAACCTTATCACGCCACCGCTGCCGACTATCTTCCCTGCGGCGACTGCGTTGGACAGAAAAAATTCGATACCCGAGTCCAGCGACACCGAGCGAAAATCCAATCAATGCTAGAAATATTAACTGCGACATCTTTGGGCAGTCCTTGTGCGTCCTACGGTTCGCCGCGCTGAGCAGGCCGAAACACTCATTTTTGTTCTCTTGCAACTTGATTCAGTCACCTTGTAAAAATTTATAGGAGTCGTTCATGAAGAAGATACTGACCGCTGCGCTATGCGCGGCGTCGATGATGCTCGCCAGCTGCGCGACGATGCCTGCCCCGACGGCCGGGCAGGCTGCCCAGATCGGCTCCGCGATCGATCGAGCTCAGGCTGCGTATGACCGGATCGCCGCGACGGCCGCGCTCGTGCTGCCGTACCTATCGCCGGAGCGCGCCGCGCGCGTGCGCCTGGCGATGTCGCTGGCGGAACGCGGTCTATTGGCATCCCGGTATGCCGCGACCGCAGCGGAGCAGATGGCGGCGCTGAAGCAGGCGCAGACAGCGACTTCGGCGATCGAAATAGCTGCGGGTACGTGAAGCGTGGTCACCGCGACAGGGAGGCGTCTTGGGAATGCTCAACCTGCCGCGATGACGTATGCGTAACGTAGATTGAAGCAGAAGCAATGCCCCGGTTCACCGAGCGCTCTGCTCCCCTGTCCTAATGCGGGCCATCGCCGTGTTTAGATCGATGTTCTGCTTCACGCCGATATCCTGGCATATCCTCGCGAACTGGGTACCAGCCCACGTCACGCGGAAGTCGGGCGGCTGACGATCGCGCCCGAGCAACGTCAGCCAAAGGCTGTCGAACGGATCGCGGTTCTTCGACAAGCAGGTCGAGTAGAGATACGCCATCGCCAAACGTACGCCGTGCTGGGGCGGCTTGAGCGAGCCGTCTGACTGCAGTTTCCTGATTGCGTCGTCCAGCACCACAAGGGCAATGAACGTCGTTCGGTTCGGCTTAGACACGGTCGAGCCACAGGTCGCGGATACCGAGCGGCTGCCCGAAATACTCAACGAGCAACTGGTGGTCACGCACCGTCAGCGCCTGCGGCATGCCTTCCCGGATGAAGCACGCGAGGAAGCCGGCGCGCCGGCCGATCATCCGAGACAGGGCGGCATAGCTATCACCCCTCGCCTGCGCGGCCGCAGCGAGGGCTTGCCGAGGGTCGGCCGTCCCCTTCGTGATGCGCGGCACTTTTGGCACGGGAGGCTTGGGCCAAACCTGCTCAGGAAATCGCTCGACAGTGACTTGCATTCTACGCTCCGACTCATGGAGGCGCCGATCTAGTATGTTCCGCTTATGTTCTCAATGCTGAGTGGCGTTCGAGGTGGCCGTGATCGCGTCGACCGCTGCCGCAACACGGCGCCAGTCTCGAATGCCAGCCTCATCATGAAGCAGATCGCCGAGATGCATAATTATGTACTCGGGCGTCAGGCTACCATGCTCGGCGAGGATTTCGCCAGCCTTCAGCCAGGCTTCCCGGTCCGTCATCATATGTCGAGATTACGCCGTTCGATCTCCGCGGCGATGCGGTCCGCAACAGCGTTGCCCGGCTCCCCGTCGGTTTTCTGGTAAGCCTCGAGCAGGCTCTGGTCATCGAGGTACTCGATCACGTCGGGGTGTAGTGGTGGAGTCTCCATCCGCAGAGCCTATGCCCGGTCGACCGATTCGGGCAAACTATCTGTATGGACGAACTTACCACCTCGATCGTCGGCATCGACTTCCCGAACGAGGATAAGTCGAAGAGCAACAGGCGCATGGAGTGCATGATGTGCGCCCCGGGTGACGTCGTCGAGCTACGCCTCGAGCCGAAGAACCCGTTCGACGCGAACGCCGTTGCGATCTTCAGCGGTCGCGGCACGCAGCTGGGCTACGTTAGCGCTGAGCGTGCGCCCCTGATCGGCAAGCGGATGAAGGAAGACGACGCGACTGCGGTCTTCCAGGCGATGCACGGTAGCGCGGCCTATATCCGGATCAGGTTCGGAGGCGGCTTACCTACCCTGCCCGACCCGGTCCCTGATGTTCCGAAGCCCGCCCCTCCCCGCCAGATGCGGCCGGTGTACGATCCTCACGCTTTTTAGCCGGACGAAGACGGTCCGGAATGGGGTGCCTAACTGTGGATCCTACGAGATCTAGTTACCGCTGATCCGAGGGTGTCTGCGTGTTGCCCAGTGAGCGCGCCGTCAGGGCAGCCGGTGATTGCTGCTGCGTCTGCGACTGCAGGATCGAGGTCGCCTCCAATCGAGCTACGTCGCTAACCTTAGATCCTAGATTAAACGACTGCGAGAACACAGCAAAGGTCAAAGCAAGCACCGCGAGAATTATGCTAACGATCGTGAATCCAGTAGTTCGAACCGTGCTCCTTGTGCGGAGGTTGTCAGCCTCTATGCGCGTTAGCTTACCGTCCATACTTTCAAGGCGAGCTATCAGCTGTGCAAATTTCGTGTCAACGCGCGCTTCCGAGGCCGCGATTTTTGCGTCTACAAGCTGTTGGTCCATGCCGCTCAATGTGCTCTTAGAAGATGAATTATTCAATGCCTCACCAGCTGCAGCCGAAGGGATTTCCGTTGCCGCGGCCAAGCGAAGACGCCGCCGATCAGCTAAATCATCGGCGTTATTCATCGTCTTTATACCCCGTTAACTCTTCCCAAGCTTTGTCCAGCTCTAGGATCCTCTTGTTGACCTCGGCGAGCCGCTCTGTTTGAAATTCCGACAGCTTATTACCCGCGATATCGCGAACAAGCGCAGCAAGGTCCGCTAGCACGATCGTAACGACTATCAGGGAGGAGGCAACGTCACCCTTTGTTGCGGGCATGCTCTGAATAGTAGGATTGGTTGACATGCCCCGAGGCTACGTCGTCCCATCAGATACGTCTAGCAGCTTCAGCGATTCCGATCCTGATGAGGAGGGACCGGAGTTCGGGGCCTGATCCATACCGTTCGCGTAAAGTTCAATCGGCGCCCCGGAAAACGGTTGGTCGATTCATCAAGGCGGCTGATCTAAATTAGCTGGTTGACGCTTGCGTCACATAGCCCGGTATGATCCAAACCGATCCGGTCAGGCTGACGCGCACGAGGCGCGGCGCCTGTAGGGAATTAGCCGCAATGAACCAGAACGAGAGCGCGAACTGTCCGCGCGTCCTAGCCAAGCAGCTAGAGCACATGATCGAGTTCGCTGACAAAAAGCAGGACTATGTTCTAGCAGCTTGGCTCGCACAGGCGCTCGAACGAATTAAGGATAACCATATAGCCGCATAAGCATCTTGATTTACGTTACGGTTTCCCGCGATAACGCTACCGATAGAAACGGGAGCGACGAATGAAAGGGAACGACCAAGCAGCCCAGCTTGCTGCTTCGATCCTGCGGTTCCGGCGGTTCCGCGAGACGATACTCTCGCCAGACATTTTTGGTGAGCCGGCTTGGGAAGTGCTACTCGAAGTGTTTGTTGCGGACGCAAAAGGAGAAGCAATCACAGCACGAATGGTGGCTGAACGACGTGGCGAATCGCCATCCGTGATATCGAGGTGGCTTAAGTATCTATCCGTTCAGGGGGTGATAGTCGGTGATGGCGACGGCAACGTGGACGACCAACTTACGTTATCAGGCAGTGGCATGGAGAAGATTGAAACGGTTCTCTTGGAAGCCCGATTTCTCAAAGATGAGTTTGCTTCCATCGAGATACGTTGAGCTCACCAGTTCCTGCCTCACTGTCAGATGCGGCCGGCAAAGCGACCGCTTTACGATCCCTACGCGTTTCATCCGGACGAGGTCGGGCCGGAGTTCGGCGCCTGAGCGTCGAGGCAAATCTCCTCGGCCGTTCGCGCCTGCTTCTCATTAAAGGCGGCGAGGTCTAAATGCATCCCGACGATTTCATCGACGTTTGCCAATAGCGCCAGCTCGACCTGGTCACGGGCATCGGCATGCAGCGTATCTATCAGTTCTTCACAATCGATGCTGGTCATCCGGCCCGCTATCGGATCTGGTCGTTAACGTATCGCCTCCGTACCAATCGTATGACCGTTTTATCCTGATGAGGAAGCGCCGAGGATCGCCGCGTGCCGTCAGTTGCATCAGCGCTCGACACTCGCCCCCTACGGATGCAGAGCGGCGATCGACGGGGGCGGGCGATCATGAACCTAGACAAACCGAAGAACATGCTAACCGATGCGGAACGGCTGCAAGTGGCCCAGAACCTGGAACAGTCGGTCCATTACGACGCTCCCCGTCGGGTTTGGGTCGAAGATGGTCACGTCTTCGTGGAAGGTCACAACGGCGAGATTGTGTCGATGCTTCCGGCTGTAGCAATCAAGCTGGGTAGGCTTTTGAGCGAAGCTGGGGCCAGTTCGCTGATCAATCAGGTCATGCAGGAATCTCAGAGCTAAAGCCGGGTGTTCGGCGGCGACATACGCCCTGGACGCTGGTCACTTTCCGCTTGTTCTATCCTGATGAGGAAGGGCCGGAGTTCGGGGCGTGAAAGCGCTCCGCTATCGCTAGCGGAGCGCAGTCACTCACTTCTTCGGCTTCGAGGGCGGCCGCTTGATTGTTTCGACCACAGAGCCCTTCTTGTCGGCCTTTGCCTTAGTCACCGTCGTGAACCGACCGGTTCCAGCGTTACGTCCAATTTTCATTTCCACTACTCCGTTGATGGCAAGTCACATTGCGAATTACAGGTCCGGGCTACGGTAAATTCGCAGCCCGGAGCCGATGTTGCGCCTATTCGTCGATCAAGATCGGGAATGCGCGGATGCCGAACTGACGGGCATACAAACGCTTCCCGTTCTTCGTGATCCACGGACGAAACACCAGCCGCTTACCTGGTGGTGGCGGTGGGGACATCTCGTTGTCTCCAAACTATGCGGCTCGACGTATTGCGTACCAACGAAGTTGTGCTATTGCGCACTGGCTGATTGCTTCGAAGGATACGCGTACCTGTACAGGGGCCGCGGTTCCGGACAGGGAAACTCTAAGGGTGCTGGGGCTTTCTCAGTGCCCTTTTTTCTGCGCGAACGGCAAACCCAAGCGTGACGCTCTGACATTTGCTGCGTGCATACTTATTCGGAATCTGGCGGACATTTCTTCCGCTGAACGACACTGGCGAGCAAGGCTTTCAGGCGTCAGAAAAGCTGCGGCAAACGTATCCGCCTGCCACTCTGGGTCAGCGTACGTCTTCACCTCCCCGCGCGCTAAGTGAAACGGCTTTCCCGTATGTAGAAGGAGATGCCCAAGCTCATGCGCTAGCGTGAATTGCGGTCGCAACGCGCCCTGCATAGCGCTGTCGTAGCAGCTATCGCTTATGCGAATGATCCGGTCCTTGGTAGACGTCGTCGCTTCGGCCCCGCCCAATTCATGGTCGTCAACAACGTCATACCAAAAGTCGGGGAAGACCTGCGGCAGACTGAACTCAATCACGCGGAGCATATCAACCGCCTGATCGTCGGAGTGGCCGAGTGTCCGGCGCACGTCCAATGAATATGTTTCGATCTGCGCCTTTCGTAAGGGCGCTACTGCCACAGGTCTGGTAATCATCCTTCCTCACCTCGCACTATACGTTGAATTCGCTCCTTCGCTTCCGGCGTCAATCTCGCAAACTCATGTGAAAACTCATTTGCAATGATACGGTCTTTGATGCTCGAGGCCGCGCCTAGCCTTATCTTGAATTCAGTAGTGCTCGCTGCTTCAGCTTCTCGAAGCGCGCTCAAAGCCGCGCCGTCGAGTTCGAACAGGCCTGCGATCTTGGCCGTCATGTCACCGGGGATTGGCTTTTTCCCGGTTTCAATCTGGCTCAAATAGCTGGGGCTAACTCCAAGGACTTCGGCCATTTCACCGAGCAGCATCTCGTGCTCGATCCTGTGATGCCGAATTGCCTTTCCAAACGGGGTCATAATTGCATTCCTTTCGCGCTAAGCCGACCCCCTCTGGCTTCTACGACTGCGTATTTGTGGCACAGCATGGTCCGTCTCCCTTTGCCTCGCCAACTTATTTACGAAACGGTAAAGCGGAATGCAAGGCTGTTAAGAAAGATTTTTAACCGATCGGTAATATTTGGTAAAAATGCCTACCCGGTCTAGGATAGAGGGTGTCGATGATCATGCGGCACCGCGCCGCGTGCCCAGAAAGTTGAGATGCGGGGGCGGCTTGCGATATGCGCGCACGTCAGCGACCGCTTGCTCGAACGACATTCCCTCGTTCTTCATCCGCTTCTGTAGCCGGCCATAGCTCAGGCCCAGCGCGGCGGCGGCGTCGGTCAAGCTCATGCGCCGGCCTTCGCACTTGACGAAAACGGTACGCCGCGTGTTGCGCGCTTGCTCACGGGGTGTTGCCCATCGGCAGTTCCCCGGCCTGTAGCCCTGATCGTTATCGATACGCTCGATCGTCAGATGTTCCTGATAGCCGCTGCGCATCGCCCAGCGATAGAACGAGGCGAAGGTCTGCCACCTCTTGCAGACCGTGATACCGCGCCCGCCATAGTTCGGATTGCTGAGGTCGCCGCACCGAGCCATCATACCGGACCACGTGGAGAAGACCCGAGTCTTGCTCAGACCAGGGGGATGAACTGCGCGGTGGCACCCGCACGATGTTGTCCCGCCGGACCGCAGGTTATTACCATAGACCTCCGACGATCCGCCGCAGCGGCACCTGCATTTCCACTTCAGCCGCCCCCGCAAATCGCGGCACTCTCCGATGACAATCAAGTCGCCGAACGACTGGCCTGTGAGGCTCGGATGCGCGCTCATCCCGAGGCCCTCGCAGGCCATTTCTTCATTATGACATTCGAGGCCGCAAGGAGTGGTAGCAACGGGCGCTCAAAGGGCGAACATGTCAGAACAGATGTTGAAATCATTGGAAACCCGCTCGACTGTTAATCGAGTGGCCGTAGGTTCGAATCCTACTCAGGGAGCCATTTTCCTCGTTCACGAGGATGCCGAAACCGCCGCGAGTGCTTGTAAGCCCGCGGAAATCTCCACATTCGACATTTGACCCGGTCGACGATGGACCAGGGGCATCCAGCATGATGTTGGGGCACTTCGGGGACATTAATTTCACGCGCCGGGGGCGCCGCGTGCTGACCGACACAAAGTGTCGGACAGGCGATCGCGATGCCACGATGTATCTCAACGATACCCCAGGCGGGCGGCGCTCAACAGCTAACGCGTGCCTCCGTGGTCGGACGCTTCCGCCCA